GGTGATGGTGATCTTGGCGGTCAGGACGTTGTCGACCGGCGCCGTCATCTCGAACTTGGAAATGAAGCCGTCGAAACCCCACTGCGCAGCGCCGCTGTCGGGAAAGGTCAGCGTCCACGCCTTTGTCGCCCGGTTCGTCAGGAAGCTGAGCAGGCCGGTGGTGTTGTTGTGGGTCGGATCGGTCGGAATGTAGTTGATCTCGAACGTCAGGTCGCCCGCGTCGAGCAGCGTCGCCTGCGCTTCCGACCAGGGCGTGGTCGAGGAGTGAGTCGTCACGTCGACGGACTTCACGCTGAGCGACAGGCCGTTGATCGACCGCACCTCCGCGATCAATACTCCTTCGGCTTTCAGCAGCGTGTTGATTGCACCAATAGCGTTGGACATAAGTCTCCTCGTTGAATTGCCGGCTCAGCGCCGTCGATCTTTTTGGAAAAGCTGCTGGACTACGCGGAAGCGATACTGCGGTCGGTCTTGGCGACGATCTTGAGCGCGTCGGCGTTCGTGCCGCCGGTTACCGCGACGGCGGTCACGTCGGTGTAGAGCATGGATGTGTCGCTCAGGTTCGTCTCGTGGCCGTCCGTCAGTGTGGCAACCGAAGCCGTGAGCGAAGCGGTCGTGCCGTCGAGCTTCACCGCGGTAACGGTGACGCCTGTCGTGCCGCTAATCACGCCGTTGTTCTTGACGACCAGCTTCGCGCCGGCATACTGCGTCTTGTCGATCGAGGTCGAATGTGCGAACGTGCCGGTCGTCGCGCCGGTGATGGCGAAGTTGGCGAGGACCAGGTCGGCCGGGATGAACGAGTTCGGCGCCGTGATCTTGCCGAAGTAGCGCTTGAAGAAGCCGTGCGCGCGCAGCGTGGGCGTGCCCGCGTTGATCGCGGTCAGCCGCGCGTTCACGCCGGCATATCCGAACGCCTTGTAATGGGTGTCGAGGGCGCTCAGCATCTTGTTGATCGACGCCACGTTCAGCAGGAAATTCGTCGGCGGCGACGGAGGAACCTCGGAGAGATCGCGCGCGGCCGGCAGCAGGTCGGAAACCTGATCGATATCGTCGAGCGCCAGAATGAAGGTCGCCATGCTCGACCAGACGTCGGTGTTGGCCAGAGAGAAGCCAGCGTTAAAGCCGGCGTTAAATTCGGGATCGCCGACCGCCTCGGACGCGAAGCGCGCCAGCTTGTCGAGAATCGTCTGAAGGTCGCTGTTACCGAGCATTGCCATGATTACGTGTCTCCTTTAGGTGCTTTCGACAAACCAGATCTGCGCGTCGATGACGCGTTCGTACACTTCCGACTCGGGCTCGCGGCCTGCGTCGCGATCGATGAGGATCTTGGTCGACGAGTGGCCCGAGTCCGTGAGATCGAGCGAATGGAGCAGCTTCACGAGCGCCGAGCCGAGTTGTACTGTGTCCGAGAACTCCGGCGACCAGATCGTGAACGAAACCCGCGCCCATGCGCGGCCGGAATAGCCGGCAGGATCACCTGAGTGCCGATAGCTGCCGACGCTTTCATTCCGAACGGTCGAGACGCGGTGGAACGTGATCGCAGGGAACCCAGATTCCTGCTTCAGTGCGACCGCGTAGATCCGCACGGTGCCGTCCGTGCCGGTGCAGGCCGTGCTGATCGTCGAGTCCTCGGCGAGCGCTGCGCGGACGGCCGACTCCAGGTCGTCGGTCATCGCCGCCTCGAGGCGGAATTGGCGGCACTAATGACGGCTTCCTGGATCAGATCCGCGGCCGCGGCTTTCATTTCCTTGCGCGACTCGTCCTGCTTCGAATCAAACGCCGGCCGCATGTACGGCCGCGCCGCCTGGTGATAGCGGCGGCCGAGCGAATCCGTGCCCATAAAGCCGAACTCGAGGCGCCGGGCGTAGGGCGTGTCCGGCCCGAGCGCGATGTTGCACGCCGTCTCGGTCGACGTGGTCAGCGTGTGATGAATCGAGCGGCGCAGCGTGCCGGTCTTTACCGGCGCGAGCGCCTTCGCTTCGTTCTCGATCGGCAGCACGCCGTTCAGGCAGATGGTCTCGAGCGCGCCGGCGACGGCCTTCTTGACGTACTTCGCCGCGTTCTCGATGCTCGGCACGCCGTCGACGCTGATTTGCAGTTTCATGGGAAAGCCAATCCGTTACTTCAACAACAGGTCCGGGTACATCCGCGCCCAGTCCACGAGCGCCTTCGTGTTGTAGAGATAGAGCTTGTCCAGGCACCACTTCACGTCGTTGTGGACGCACGACTCGCTGACCTGAAGCTGATAGGCGATCTCGGTCTGCTTCTTGCCCTCGCCCAGCATCCGCGCGATGTCGCGCTGCCGGTCGGTGAGTGGGTGCCTGGTGTAGCCGATCGGATACGGGCCGCGGATCGTGCGCGAAGTGGTTTTCCGCGTCGGTTCCTGGTGCATCAGAGGCTCAGCAGCCGGCAGTGCAGGTGCGTGATCACCTTGTACACGTCCGAGTTGATCCCCTGGATCTCGTAGGTCACGCCCGCGACGACGGCCTGGTGCGTCTTCTTGATCAGCGGGTAATAGCCGTTCAACTGGATGTCGAACAGATCCCACTCCTGCGTAAATTCGACCGTGCGCTTCTCTTTCGAGGAGCTCGGCTTCGTGCCGCCCTCGGGCGCCACCGCGCACTGAATATCCACGTGGTCGACGAGCGGCGTGTAAACGCGCAGCGCCGGCCCGTGGGGCACGCCGTACTGATCCTGGTCCGCCGAGCCAGCCTGTGGCTCGTTGATCGTGCACAGGTCCGGAAACGCGCTGCCGATGGCGAGTGCGAAGTCAGCCGGGTTGGGCAGCGGGAACAGTTGCGGCGGATTCACGCTAGATCAGAACTTTGACGGCCAGCTTCCCGGCCTTCACCGTGCCCTTGGCGGTGGCCTTCGTGCCGCGATAGGCGTGCTTGGCGGCGAAGCGAACGACGCCCGCCTGGGAACTGGCGGCCGCCAGAACTGCAATCACGACGGCTTTTTTCATATGTCGGCTCCTCGCAGGAACTGTTTGTAAATCCGGTCGATCTCGCTCGAGCTGTTGGTGACCATCTCGGCCCAGTCGAACGCGTAATCCTGATCCACGCGGGTGCGTAGCGAGACGGCCAGCTCGAGCAGAATGCGGCCCATCTTTTCGCCGTGGGTCGACAGATTCTGCGTGGTGATGACCTTCAGCAGCAGCACTTCGCTCACGGCGATCGACTCGAGCGCCATCGCCGCCGCCAGGCGCGGGTCGTCATTGACCTCGAGGAAGGCCGCGATCTCCGTGTCCTCGAAGATGTGGTTCGTGTCCTGCGTATCGGAGATCAGCAGGCGCACCTTGCCGGCATCGGTCGCCGGATCGTAAGTAAACGACACTCAGCGCCTCCGCTGTTTCGGTTCCCGCTCCACGTCCGCTCGCGGCGGCGCCGGCGCCATCAGGAGCTCCCTGATGGCGCACAGCTCGCCGAGGATGGCAGCGAGGTAAGCCTCGCCGGGGTTGGTGGGCGCGGGTTGAGGACCGTCCAGGAACAGCGGGCTCGGTTTAGCTGCCGCTGCCATTCGATGCAACCGTGGCCTTCGGATCGAGGCGCACGCCGCCGAACACGTGGCGGATCTTGTAGTTAATGCTGTCGTTGTCGAAGTCGCCGTTCATCGGGTCGCTGGCGCCGGCGCCCACGCGACGGGCGTTCGGTTCCTTCACGAAGATCTCGGGCGATTCGTGGCCGCGGAGGAAGCCGACTTCGTAAGCCGGGCGTCCTGCGGAGGGTGATGCAACCAGCATCCAGCTCGTGTTGCCGTTGGAGCTCGAGCACACGATCGGGATGTAACTGTTGACGGACAGCGTCAGGTTGTTCGCCATCCAGTTGTTCGTCTGCATTTGGTACATGGCCGTCGCGCCCGATCCTTCGGCCGCGGTTGCGGAGGTGCCAAACGCACCGAGCAGCAACTGCGTCGAGTTCAGGATGTTCTTGGCGGTGACCATCAGGGCGGGCGGCACGACGAGCTGCACGGCGTCGATCGTGATGGGCTCGCCTTCGGTGTCGACCATGTTGGCGAGGACGGTCAAGCCCTGCGCCAGCGCGGCGATGGTCAGCGGAGGATTCACCGCGGTGTAGGGCGAACCGGAGTTCGTCGCGTTGATGATGTTCTTGTTGCCCGAGGTGTACATCGAGCTGTGCGGCCCGGTGGTATTGAACGCGAGGCCGGTGGCGAACTTCTCTTCGCTGCGCCGTGCGGCGCGGCCGAAGCGGGCGGGCGCGTCTTTGAGCGCGTCCAGATCGTCGTTGATCATGGTTTCCCAAGACAGCGGGAGCACCCGGCCGTATTTCCCGACCGAATAGCTGTACTTGGCGTCGACCAGCTTCGACTCGGGATATTCGGCCTGCTCTGCGACAGCGGACAGCACGGCTTCAGAGCCGTCGACTACCAGGCGGCGCACGGTGCGGAAGTCGGGAACCGTGCCGCGGCGTGCCCAGCTTCCCCATGTGTAAGGCGCTTCCTGGTAGTAGCCGAGCATTTGGCGGTCGATGATGTCGCCGAACAGATTTGAGAAGTCGCTCGTGGTCAGCGCTTCCTGAAACAGCGCCTGCCCGCTACGGCTTTCAAACGCGCCGGCGTAGATCTTCACGGCCTCGTTCAGCCGCGTGAGATAACCGACGTCTTCACGTTTACGGTTGCGAGCGGCGCCACGTCCTTCACCCTCGAACAGCTTGCCGACCCGCTCGGAGGCGTCTGCCTGCTCGGCGCGGATCGTTTCCATCAACTGCAAGAAATCGCTTTCCATTTTGTTTTGTCCTTTTCGCCTGTACGAGCTCGCGGCGCACACCTCCGCGCGGGCGGCGCGGTGCCGTCGAGGGTTGAAGTTTTTACGGGAGCTTAGTTCGGCCTTCCGGTAGCCGCGATGCCGGCGATCTTGTCGCCAACACCCAACCGCTTGAAGGATTCCGTCAGATCAGCCTGCAGCTTCTTGGGATCGTCGCCAGTGGTTTCGGATGCGCCCATGCCGCGGATCGCGCCGTCGCCGATGCCGAGCGAAGCCAGATACGCCACCTCGGCCTTGATGCCTTCGGTGATCGTGGTTTCAAACTTGGCCTTGTCGAGCGTGCGGTCGAGACCCTCGCCCGCGACGGGCGGATTCTTGGCCAGCGTCTCGGTGAGGCGCGTCTTTACCATGTCGGGCAGGTGGGTGATCTTGGCGAGCTTCTCTGCGACAAAGTCTTTGGCCTCGCGCAGAATGCCCACTTCGATGGCGCGCTCGCCTTTCGCCGCTGCCTCGCGTAGCTTCGTTATTTCTTTCTCGTCCATTTCGGTTGCTCCTGTGGAGGGTTGGCGGTTGCGAGCCGCTTCGTACAACTGCAGAATCTTTCCGCCGGCGCCGGCGCGCGTGACGAAGTCGACCGACTCGGCCTGCGCGAGCGACTTGATAATCGGTCCCTTGCGGCCTTCCGCCTGGCCCGACTCCGCGGTGCCTGCGGCGCGGATCGAAACGCCGATCTTGTCCGATACTTCCTCGATGAACTGCCGGTACGGCGTGGTTACCTGCGCGTCGGCGTAGAGTCCCGGCCCGGCTGAGCCGTTCTCCATCCAGCGCGCGTTCGAGGTGAGCGTCGCGGCGAGATCCTTCACGCTGCGCTCGGGCCGCTCCGACTCCTCGGTCGGCGTCGGGTGGTCGAGATACATGTGCAGGCCTTTAGTGAAGACCTTCGGGCCGTCGCGCTCGAGCACCTCGGCGGGATAGTAGCCGCTCGAGCCCCATCCAGGCGCGATTACCTTGATCGGGATCGTGCCATCTGCGCGGACGGCTTTCTCGATCAGGTCGACGCACGACTCCTCGAGGCGCACGAGGCCATCAGCCAGGCCGGTGTCAGATTCCTTCTGATCGCTCGCCGGGATTGGAAAGCCCTTGCGCTTGG